CCAACTGCAAAAACTCTATTTTCTTTTTGAGCTTGCATAATTTCACCAACTGTCATATCAGTTAGGTTTTTGCCAAAAATAGATTTTGCACCACCTGGAGTATCACCAGCATTTCCCCTATTAACTGAATTAAGTCCACCCTCACCCTTTACAACTAAGGATGCCAATTCGGGATATTTTGTCCCACCCCCTGAAGTCACGGTGCCACCACTGTAAGGTGGTGGTTCTGCATAAGCACCTTCATTAGTTTGCTGTGTGCCCACTTCAGGAATCTTTTCTCCACTATACTTACCTTCTGTGAGTGGAGTTGTTAATAGTCCAAATGCTTCTTCAATTTGACTTGTAAGGTTTTCCATCGTAAAGTTCAAATCACTCATTGCAGTTTTGACACGGTTTGAAGTATCAAAGAAATCAAACTGCAATAGATTTTGACCAAGTGCTCCTAAAATATTTCCAACATTAACAAACAATCTAATGGTGTTATTAAAAAATCCTGAAAGAATTTGACCTGCTTTTTGAATTCTTGCAACAAACTCTTTACCCATTGCAATCCAAGTCGGAAGATTATTCATCAACCACCCAGCAGATAAGTATCCAATAAATCCTAAAATTCGATTAAAAAACCCCCCCACGCCTGCTGATTGAGTAAGTTGTTGAGGACCACCAAGACTAATAGCAACTCTTGGCGCTTCAAGTTCATCCTCAAGCATCATTCTTTTTTCATTTTCTTCTCTTCTTTTTCTAAAAAGATTTGTCTGTGCAAATGATTCTCTTTTAACTTTAGTTCTTTTTAGAATAACCTGACCAATATTTTTTACAGAGCTTCGTGCTTCAGTGACTTTCTTTTGAGAATCACTTGCCGAAGTCGTAACTTTTTTTAAATTTAGAGGAGATGCTACTACCATATCACATCACCACATTATAATTCATTTGTGAATAAAGCACATAAAAATTATCAGTATTGGAAGATGGTATGAATGGCACATCAGTCAATGGTTCTTGTTGTGCTACCATTGTTTGTGTTCTATCTCTACCACCACCTGCCATAATAATATTTGCCTTTGCTTCAGGTAATGTTCCAACAGGAGTAGTTGGTTTTGGTGGTGCCTGCATGTTTGCCGCTGGTTTTTCTTGAATCAATCCTTCGATATTTAATGTTCCGTAAGGAGATGCTGTTTCTTGTGCTAAAGGTTGTGCTGGTGCCTGTAACATATTTGCAGTATCCACACTGAATTTCATTTCAGATGCTGGCGGCATTGCTGGTGTTTGTGGTTGTGATGGAGACACTTTTGCTGCTGTTGGTGTTGGTGTTGGCGCATTATCTTTTTTCTTACCCAAGAATGTTCCTTCAAAAGCACCATACTCTCTTGCAATGTCAACACCTAAAGCAGGAAGTCCGATAATTGGGACAGCAGATGCGTAGGACAACAATCCGCCCGTGATATCTCCTTTTGCAATTCTGTAAGTTCCAACTCCAAGTGCTATAGGAGCAAAAAGTTTAGAAGCAACATTTCCAGCTCCCCTTAAAACTCCTTGAGCACCTTTTCCAATATTTCCAATTCCACCTAAAAACCTTCCCAAAGGTCCGCTTCTACTCAAAACTCTTCCACCACTTGTAGTAATGGGAGTCCTACCACCAGCACCTGTAATTGCTCTTGCTGCCCCTCTACCAAGTCCAAGCAACCCACCAATTGCTGACCCTGCTAATCTAAAAGGTGCTAAAGCAATTCTAGCAACAAGTGCCCCCAATCTCAATGTTAATCCAGTAATCGTTCTCATTAAGAGACCGAATCCTATTTTAACAGCAGCAAAAGCACCTATTGCATATAAAACATTCTTAATAACATTATTCTTAATTTCTTCAAGTTTTTTACTATTTCCTTCAGTCAGTGCTTTTAAGGTTTCAATACCTTGATTTGTAAGCCATCCAAAGAATAATGTTGTCAGAGACCCCATAATACGGTCAAACAAACTTGTAATGGTTTGTTGAAGTTTGAGTATTGGTCTTGCAAGTGCCGCTTGAATTCCTCTTTCAAGAGCACTTTCTTTACCAAGACGAATTTTACGCTCTGCTAATCTTCTTTCTTGTTCTTGCTCTTGCTTGAGTTGATTTTGCTCAACAGCACTTTCTGCTTGCAATAATTTGGCAGTGTTTTGCACTCCCTGATTTAAGTCGGTGACTTGCACACGAATCACATCAAGACTCTGCTGAAGACCGCCAACTGTTTGTTGAGTTGTTTGAATGCTTAAGTCTTGTGCTCTATCAACTAAACTAACTTGAGGTCTAACTACAATTGCTGTGCCAGTAGTGGCGCCAGCACCGCCACCTCCTCCACCTACTCCAGCACTACCTCCACCGCCAGAGACTACACGCCCACCAAAAACAGTTCTTGGGAGGGTTGTAATTCTACCTAAAGAAAATTTTTGAAGGGTAATTCTTTCTGTGCCAGTATAATACCCACCACCCGGTTTTTCACCTGTTTGTGCTCTTAAACCAGCTTCTGCCCTATCCATTCGCTTGATTCTTCAGGGTTTCCTCTTCAATATATTGTTGGAGAAGAGTAATATAAACCTCCCTTTCCCAAGGAATCATATTTTCCAACTCTGTTAATGAATATTTATGGTGCTGAATCAAGGCAAAGTTTGTCTTGTAGTATGATGCAAGGTCTTCGTGCATCATTCCTAGGCGAAAAAACTTGTTAGACCCTCCAATACTACTTCACTTTCCACTTCAGTATTTGGATTTGTAACTTTAATAGTATGAGAAAGTTTAGGCATTGTTTCAAAAAACTTTTCAATGTCTTTAAACTGTTGAGAAGTTAGTTGCTCAAGAAATTCCTTAAGTTCTTTTTTTGTTACATCAGAAGATGACCAAGACTCTTCTTCACTATAAATCTGCTCAATACAAGAGGTAATCATATCAAATGTTTCATCAACAGAAATTTCAGATCCAGCAATAAAATTACTCTTGACAAATTCTTGCATTGATGGATATCTCATTCTCAAAGTTAAACTATCATCAAGTTTGATATCTCTCGAATGGTCTTCTCTAAACTCAACTTCAATATCATCTAGATTGATACTTACAGGAACTTGTGTATTTCCATCATCGGGACAAGTAATTAAAACATCAACGGTTTCACCAACAGATTTTCCACGAATGTTGAGGAACAAATATTCAATATCAAAAGTTGCAAGTTGCTCAATCTTAATTCCACGAGTAACAATGCAATTGCCAATTACTGTTTTTACTGCTTCAGCAATTTGCTTTGGGTCTTCACTTTCCATTGCAATGATTAAAACCTTTTCTTCCTTCACAAGAAATGGGCGATACTTGATACTTTTCTTTAGAGAAGGAATTTCCAACTCATAGGTCGGTGTTGAAATTTTTGGTAAAGGCATAATAACCTATAGAAACGTCAGTAAAGTTATTTAGAAGAGAGTTTCTGAGTTCGCTTGTGTAGATAATGGATTTGAAGATAAAGAATCTGATGCTGACTGAAGTGCTTCGCTATTGCTTACTCCAAAAGTATAAGTTTCCTGAGATGCTCGGAAAACATCCTCTGCAGATTGTGGAGCCGATGGAATATTCTGCGGTTGAAGAGGATTGAGATTATTATTATTTCCGATAACAAATTGATTAAAGGAATTTGTTGCTCCAGCAATATAACGATCGTATTGAAAAGAAGCAGAAACTTTTAAAGTATCTGATGACGTATATGAAACAGGAACTGAACTTATGTTTAATGGAAACAACCCTCTAAAATTATATACAATCTCCCTTCGATAATCCCTATCAAACTTAACTATTCTAACTTGATTTGCCTTATAATATTGGGGGTATTGCATTCTCACAAAATAATTACTGACATTTTGACTAATTGGTGCGTTTTCACCAATAAGACCTTGATTATTAAAAGACCCACTGGCAATAAATTCCATCCAACATTCTAAAAAGTTAAGCATTTGATAATCACTATCGACATAAAAATCTAGAGTGATTTCTGAATAGATTCTAGAGCTTGCAAACTTTTCTTGAACTCCCATATAATTTCCATCAACTGTAAAAGATCCTAATGATGTTGTTGGAAGCACAGCAGAGTAGCATAACAGACCAGCGCCTTCAGCAATAAATCTGGGATTGATTCCCCTTCTAGAAAGGTAAAACATCAACTCTGGAGGCAGCATTCCAAATTGCACTTCATAATGAGAAGTTTGTGCAAGATTGGTTAGCAGTGGTTTAATATCCGATATTCTGCGAGGAAATGCCACTCTAAATACCTTATACGAGTCTTATATTATTAAGTATTTAGATGTCATATAAGGGAAAATATAAACCATCGCATCCTGAAAAATACAACGGAGATCCTACAAATATCATTTATCGATCTCTTTGGGAAAGAAAGTTTTGTGTCTATTGTGATACGAATGAAAAAATAATTGAATGGTCATCAGAAGAAAAAGCAATTCCTTATCGGTCACCAATCGACGGAAAGATACATCGGTACTTTCCAGACTTCCTTATTAAAGTCAAAGAATCTGATGGTAGTATTAAAAAATATATGATTGAGATTAAACCCTCAAAACAAACAGTGCCTCCCCCAAAACCAAAGAGACAAACAAAGCAATACATTGCAGAGGTTTATGAGTATGCTAAAAATCAATCAAAGTGGGAAGCAGCAAGAGAATGGTGTGCTGATCGTGGGTATGAGTTTAAGGTAATCACCGAACACGAATTGGGAATTAAGTAATGCCAAGAAAGACTTTACAACAAAGAAAAAGAAGTCGTATTACCCTTCTTGTAAAAAATCTGCTTGGGACAGAAAATGCTAATGATATTATGAATAAATTAAAGACTATTTTACCAGAAACTGTAGGACCACCGAAGGCAGGTAAGTTTTATATTTTTGTATATAACGCAAAGACTTCTGGAGTGAGATATGACCAAAATCCTTTAG